CCTGCGTGCGTGAAGTGGGGAAAAAAGAAGAGGAACCATGAACAAATTGCTTTTAGTTAAACGCTACATATACAAAGGTTTGCGCGACTACAGCGAAAAGAACGACTGCAAGGTTCTTGTGATTGCAAACGGACAGTTGGTGGCAGACGGGCTGCTAAGGCGGGATGGAATGGATGCATGGGTGCGCGGGTTCATTGCAGGCGCAGAGTATCTTGGTCTTGAATGGACGCTTGAAGAAGAGACGAAATTTGAGGAAATTTGAGGACGATATGAAAAAGTCCAAACCTCTCACACTTGCCGAACGGCGAGCGATTAATAAAGCATTCGTGGAGATGCCAGAACTTAGCGAAGTTGCGCATCGTGTCGCGCAGATTTATTTTGAAGAACAAGAACACAGTCAAGGCGGGCACCATCACGACATACTAGGCAACAAGATTAACACAGCGCACTTTTTGGCTAGTACATCATCCGCGAAATCGGCATCGCATTAGGATCCTTCACCCATCCAGCCCGTGACGCGTGATTAGCCATCATCAAAGCCGCTACTTCGTCGTCGTGTTGAGTCCCACTAGGCCCGCCAATCGGCCCGCCATAGATGTACTCTTCGCCTCGTCGCTTGTATTCAAATGACGCAAGCTGTTCATGCAGCCGGCGATGGGCAGCGGGAATCTTTATCGTGTGTTGTTCGATTTCAAGGGAGAGCGCCCGCACCATTTCCCGCTTGAATCCTGGTGCCCACACAAGCGCCCGCACGTCTGGAATGTGGCGGCGGTAATGTTTGATGTTTTCGTCTGACAACTTTTGCCCGCCTGCGCCGCCCGCCGTTCCGTCAATCACCACTTGGGCATTGTTCCAAAAGTTCGCCTTGCCTGCCAAGTTCGCCGCCTGCACTTCATGCTTCGTGCGTAGTGGGATTTGCTCCGTATAGACAACGGTTTTCAATTCATGGTCAAGAACACATAGCGCCGATGGATCGGCCATTTCACCCAAGTCATAACCGATGATGTAGATTGCGCCGCGACGGGGCTTTTCGAGTGCTTCGCCCGTCTTGCACGCTATCAAATCTTCCGTCAGAAACACAGCGGCTTGATTGGCTACTGGCTCGCATTCGTACTCTTGAAGGTATTGCGCCTTAGTCAGCACGGATTGCTTCATCCGCAACCATTCGCGCCCGCCTTCGTCCTGAAAGACTAGGCCGCTGGAGGTTGGTTTCTTCCAGCTTTTGTAAACGTTCTGCCCTTCAACTTGGCCTTTGGCATAGAACGGTTCATAGTACCAGCAGCCCAACCCGCGAAACTGTCCGGAGACAACGATTGTCCCGCGAACGTCGCCAACGAGCGGCGTTAGAACCGTCCAGAACTCATCCGACTTGAAGTCTTGAATCTCATCCGCCCATACCTCACCAATGCGACGCAGGCCGCGAAGATATTTCGGCTTGTCGAAACTGCGGAAATGAATGCGTGAGCCGTTCATCAGTTCGATGACGGGCTTGGGCTGTCCCACGGCGCGCTTAACAAGTTGCCCAAGGCTGGCGCTGATTCTGTCGTATTGCTCTTTGGCGAGCCCGTAGGATGGCGCGACGTAGACGTACTGAAAGCCTGGCGTTTCAAGGCAGCGCTTAACGCAGCGATTAAAGAAAGTGTCGGTTTTGCCCCATCGTCTGCCGGCGAACAGGCCCATAAACCGAGCCGTGCAGTTGATGATTTCAAATTGCTCTGGAGTCGCGAACAACTCGACTGTCATCATGCGGAGGCAATCCGTTCAATGTTGCCTTTTCCGTCATTCTTTATCGCTATCAGCTTGCACTCGACGGTCATGTCTCCATCAAAGTCGTGGCCGAGATTGGCCAGTTTCTCAAGAGCGCGAAGGGCGGCGTCACGTGCGATTTCAGATTCCGCGTGGTCTGCAAGCAGCATCCAGTTTCGAAGGCCGCCCTGCGTCGGGTAGTCGGCAGGGTCTAGCTCGCCCATCATGTAGGCACGGGCTAATTGCTTGGGCGTTCGTCTTTTCGGGAGTTCGTGGATTTCAGCCATTAGAGGCATCCAAGGGCTATGTGCATGATACTACGAAATAATGTATACATTACTCTTGACAAACTTTCCATGAGAAAGTAAAAGTCGCGGTTGCGTGAAGTGTCGGCCTCCCCGGAAATTTAAGATTCCGATGGCCGAGTCCGAAAAACTTTCGGCAGCCTCCAGCCCGACCGCTGACGCAACTCGGCCATCGGACTCCTCATCGCTACCCGATTCCATTCTACTTTCGACACTCCTCGAATGTCATCCCTGCTACAACCCACTCGTCACCACGCCATCAGGCAAGAAGATCGGCATTTTGCAGAAGTGCGGTGACATCTACGAAGGCGGCGAACGCTTCGAGAAAAACAAGGGGCTGTACCTAAACCCCCGCGAACAGGACACGCTAAACAAATCCTTCGCTAAAGCCCGTCTTGCCTGTGCTACCCATTCCGAAGACGCCTCGTCAATCATCGACTGGCATGCCGGAAACATCTTTACGCAAAGCCCGTCAATCGAGAGCGAAGACGCCTATTTAAAAGAATTGAACGAAGACGTTGACGGCACTGGCTTGGACTTCAGCGCGCAGACGCTCGACGTTGCCGTGCAGCTTTTGATTTACGGACGCGCCTACGTAGCGGCGGATTTACCAGGCGGCGCGCCACCAGATTCGACTCTTGAACAGGCGTTAATAAGTAAGGCGCTGGATGGCCGCATCTGCACCTATTGCGCCGAGCATGTAGACGATTGGACGGAAGACGAGCGCGGAAATCTCGTCTGGATTCGCCTGCACACTGTCACGCCGATTCGCGCAAACCTTGAGAAGGCCGAGAAAGAACGTCATTGCTGGACCTACTTAACTCCGGCTGGCCGACGGGACTACGTAGCAGAAAAGAAAATTGGCGAAGAATGGAAAGACGCCAAGAAAACGCACATCAAGGGCGAGACGCTTCAACCTTACAATTACCAGGGCAAGCTCCCGGTTGCACGCGTTCGCATTCCCGCCGGCATGTGGCTGATGAATCGACTCGCCACGCCTTCATTGAATCTGTTCAATGCGGAAGCGGCGCTTGAGTTTTTGTATTTCGCCAACTGCTATCAAATGATGCTATTGAAACTGGAGGGTGACGCGAAAGGCCGTGCGCTCACAGCGGGTGAACTTACTGCATGGGTTCTGCGTACCACCGAAGACGCATCATGGCTTGCCCCCGCCTCAGGCCCATTCGCCGAATACCGCGAGCACGTCAAAAATAAGCGCGACAAGCTTTACGCGGCCGCGCAAGCCCTGCCCCTACTCGCTCCCGCTCAAGTTCAGAACCCGCGTCAGGGCTTAGGTGCAAAAATTACCGACCACGCCGCCGCAAAGACGATGATTTCCACCTATCGCGGGGCCATCAAGGACGCATTCGAATACGTGCTGGACATCATCCAAACGGTTCGCGGCGCGGGCGAATACGAGATTAAAGGCTTGGACGAAAAAGAAGAATTGCCCACGTTAAGCGGCGTTCCGACACAGAGCATCAACAACACAAAACAAGAGGTAGCCAAGCAGGACGCGGCCACGGTAACACAATAAAGCGTTTTCGTGCCACTTGACAAAGTGAACGAACGGAGGTATAGGAATGACTGAAGTAACCAACGGAGCTAATCCTCCGGCACCTGCTTCAGCCGCTACAGGGTCTTCAACAAGCGGCGCATCGGTACCGGCCCCCGAGTCCAAATCGGCCGAAAAAACCGACTACGTTTCCAAAGAAGAATTTGCTGAGCTTAAGCGTTCCCTTGATTGGGCTACGGCTGAAGTCAGGCGTTTAAAGTCATCCTCGCCCGCGAAATCCGAATCAACCGGCACAACGCCAACCGCTGAAAAAGCGATTAGCGACAGGTTGAACGAGGTGGAGCAGCGACAGGCCAGAGCAGACGCGAAGATTGTCTCCTCCACGCTTCGCGATGCACTCAAGGCCCATGGTGTAACGCCAGATAATGAAGAAGTCTTGATGGACCACCTCCAGAAGCGGCACAAGATTACTTGTGACCGCGAAACAGATGCGGTGACCTATCAAGACGACTTCGGACAAGCCAAACCCGTAGCGGAATTAGTTGCGTCCTTCATGAAGTCCAAGGGCAAAAACTACGTTCCAGCGCCCGCCGTTGCAGGAGTCCCGCGCGCCAATGGTGCCGTGGCTCCAGGCCAAGCGAAATCCTTCTCGGAAATGAGTCAGCAGGAACGATTGGAACTCAAGGCCAAGGACAGAAAGGCGTATTTCGCCGCGCTCCAGGCCGAAGACAACGCCAATCGTTAAGCGAAAAGGATTCATCAAGTGGCCAATCAGCCGATTACCAGTGCAGCCGCCTCCATCGGTTCCAGCGGCGCAAACGTGCAGGTGCAGTATCTTTCGGACCTCGTTATCGAAGCCCGTCGCAATCAGGGTTCGCCTCTGCGTTTCGTGACGGACGTTTCCGGCGACATCATGGAGCAGGGCGATACCTGCAAAGTGTGGAGCGCTCCGAACCAGACTTCCCGCCTGTTGACTGACGGCAGCGCCATCACGAAGGACGATGATGTTGGCAGCAGCCAAACGGTGACCATCAACAAGCACCGCTACAAGGCGCTGTCCATGACGACTGTGGCCGCTGCGCTTGGTGGCAACGCCATCGCCGAAGGCTTACTACGCTCGCAAATCGCCGCCGTGCTGAACGGTATGGAAGAAGACGTTCTGTCACTGGCCTCCAGCTTCGCCAACAATGCCAACGCCGGAACCTACAACACTGCGCTCACGGAAGCCGAAATCTCCGAAGCCGCGCAGAAGCTCGATACCGCCCGCATCCCCGGCCCGTACATCGGCCTTATCAAGCCCGATGCGAACGGCTGGTATGCGCTGAATCTGCTTTCCGCGTTCACTGCTGCGGACCAGACCGGCTTGAGCAATCCGAAGTTTGAAGACGGCTATGGCGCGGGCCGCTTGTTCCATCGCATCCGCCTGTATCCCTGTCACGCCGTGCCGAAGTCGGGCACGAGCACCAGCAACTTGGTGTTCAACCCGTCCGCTATCGCGATTGCGATGCGCATGCCGACCGCTCCGAAGTCGAACGCGGCGCAGGCCATCAACATCTTCGACCAGGAATCGGCCATCGCCTTCCAGATCGTCCAGCAGTGGGACGGTTCTACCCTGAGCGATGAAATCATCGTTCGCGTGCTCTACGGCTACGCCGAAGTGAATGACGACTACGGAATCGAACTGCGCAGCTAGTCGCCAGAACAGGAGACAGACGAATGCCGTTAGGTTCAACAGTCATCGCCTTTGACCCGGTGACGGGAAAGCAGCTTGAGTTCAAGAGCCACCGGGAAATCGTGCGGGCTTGCTACAAGTTCATCAAGCAGTGCGTGGCAGAGAACGAAAAGCGCGGCAAGACGGGCGATGACCGTTTCATCATCTGCGCCATCAGTAAGAACAACCCCGCGCTGCATATCTACCCGAACCTGACGTGCCACGAGCCCGAGCAGGACTTGGAGTGCAGCAGCCCGAAGATGGCCTACGCCGGCCATCTGAATCATGCGGAAATGATGTTCAGCGGTGAGTGGCGACTGGCCACGGCTGAAGAAGAAGCCGCCTGCCGCAAGCAGGACGACGAACAGAAAGAGGCAGTGATTAAGAATCGCGGCGCGAAGCTCGCAGAGAAGGCCGCAGGAACGATGCACGAAATGGCGAAAGCATTTATGGGCGCGATGCCCGTGCAGCAGCCAGAAGCACCCAAGCAGACGCCGCCGCCAACCGCAGGCGTTAAAACTAAGGAGCATGGAAACAAATGAGCCGCATTCTTGATGACCTGTACTTTGCAAAGGCCAATCGCTTCGGACTGATTGAGCGGTTCCTGAAGCGCCCCGCCTTGAACGCCGTGATTGCGCTGGACGAAAACTCCAACGCCGCCGCGCATCTGGCCGCCAACATCGCCAATCGTGACTTCGAAGTCCTCGGCACCAACATGACGACGGCCCTCTGCACTTTCGCCACGGGTGGCGGCATCACCCTGACGACTGCCGGCGCGGACAATGACCAGGGCATCCTCCTGCCGCATCTCGACTCCACGCAGAGCGCGTGGGCTGTCGCCAGCCAGTGGTCTTCGGAAAAGTCCCCGAGTTTCGAGACGATCATTCAGACGGGATCGTCCGTCGCTAATTATCTGGCGTGGGCAGGCTTCAAGCTGACGAACACTCCGACGGTCGCCACCGACGATGACCAGGTGTTTGTTCGCGTGGATTCCGGCCATTCGACGCTGCCGTCCAAGTTCGTCATCGTTCACAGCCGCGACGGTGCTGACGTTGAAACCGATACGGGCATCACGGTTGCCGCTTCGACCGCGTACCGCATCTGTATCGACGTTGACAGCGAACGTCGCTTCACGGTGAGCATCAACGGCAAGAACATCGCGCCGTCCGGCAACAGTCTCTTCCCCGCGCTGGTAAGCGGCGAAGATTTCAAGCCCTACATCGGCGTTGCGGCCACTGGCGCGGCGGCGGCGAAGGCTGTCACGGTTCGCTACCTGGCTTGCAGCCGCTCCATCTAATCTCCCTTCGGGTTGCCGTAGACATCGAGCTACGGCAACCCTTCTGCTTATCCACAACTAGCGGAGTGCATCCCGTGGCCTTCAACCGTGAAGAAGATTTCCACCGCATGATTGGCGCTCAGGAAGTGGAGCGAGAGAAGCGCGAAATGGCTAAGGCGAGCGATAGCGGCATCGGCAAGGCCATCAGCGATTCAACACCCGTCAAGCTTGGCTTCGTGATTCTGGTGGTGTCAGGCGTAATCGGCGCGGTGTTTTGGGCGGCAACGCTTCAAGCAGACGTGCGCAACATCCGTGAAATTCTGGTGGAAATGGTGAAAGACCACGAGACGCGTATTCGGGCGCTGGAAAAGGGGAAATAGAATGGACTGGAAAGAGATGCTTTTGAAGCTGGCCTTGAGCGAGCAGGCGTTGCTTCTCTATGCGGCCATCATCCTGTTCGTGTACCGCAAGCTCCAGATTAAACAAGGTTGGGACACGGAGCGGTGGGAAGGGCTGGTTACGGCGGCGTTTCTGGCTGCTGAAAAGTCCAACGTCTTCGGTGAAGGCAAACTCGCCTTTGCTATGAAGCATTTCAGCCAAGGATTCAAAGATACTTACGGCAAAGAGCCGTCCGTGATGGATTTGAAAGACGCGGCCATCGACTTCGCCAAGAAAGCCTACGAACTGAAATTCACCAAAGCGGAGTAGCGCATGGAAATCGTCCTTGCGGTGCTTGGGGTACTGCTGCCGATTCTACTGCCCGTGCTTCTGGAGTTCTTAAATGCGCCTGACACTGCCGAAGACAGCGCTGCTCGCCCTGATGCTCTTAAGCAGCGTCTTCATGAACGGCTGCGCGCGCACAAGAACCGTATACGTGAAGGACGGGGAGCCAGTGCGCCTGCGGGAGCCAGTGAAGGCCAAGATTTGGGCGCTCGATAAGGACGGGAAGGAAATCCCAGGCGCGATAGTGATTCCTGAAGGCTGGTGGGCGTTGCCGGATACGGGAGAAGCGAAGTGAGCGGCGCAGAGCATCTTGTGCTGTGGGTGCTGTTTTTCATGGTTGCTGGACTTACTGGCTTTGCAGCACTTTGCTTTACAGGGGACTTTAACGAATGAACTACCCTCATTGCGGTAACGAAATGACAAAAGAGCAGATGGAAAAGCGCATCGTTGAGCTTGAGCAGCAATTGGCTCAGGAGCGCGCGAAGACGCCGACTGTCATTAGCTTCCCACCCACGCCAGCGCCTTCAAAGCCGGAGCCGTATTGGCCATATCAGCCTTACCGCCCGTGGGATGGTACTCAGTATACAGAGATTATTTGCAGTGCGCGCAACACAGGCTACGGAGCAGGACTTTCATGAAAACGCTTTCCGTTCTATTGCTGGCGCTCTCTAGTTCTGTCTTTGCCGCTGAAGACCTAACCAAAGGCACGAACTTCTGCACAGACAAAGACGACGCGAACCGCAAGTCGCTATCCATCGACGTGAGCGACATTCGAGCGTTGAAATTGAGTGCGCAGAAGGAACACGAAGCGATTGCGAAACGCTTCAAGGAAGAATTGAAACGCTTTGAGAAAGCCAAGCCAGTGCCGAAGGAAGAAAAGAAGCCCGCGGATGTGGTGCCAATTCCAGAGAACTCCGTGCGCAAGACTATCGCGCCCGAAGGCCGATTGGTGCGAACGTTCTACGTGTATCCCGAAGGTTACAACACGCGGACTTGAGGGACGGGCCCTTGTCCACCAGTGGTGGATTACGAGTGATAGCCGGACGATGCGCCAAGCCGTGCACCAAGCTCCCCCTTGACCAACGGCGCGCAAAGTCCGGCTCTAAGATGAGGCTTAAATGACGAACGTTTCAGCAACAAATCATCGCTTAATTAGCGTTCGTCATGACTCCGGCGAACTTGGTTCTCCGTTAGCCATTCGCACAAAGCATGTAGGCGAATTGCCGACGTTCGGAGTGTGGGTGACATGCACGCAGCGCCCAGAAGTCGGTGGCGTGGGTGATTTGATTTTGGAGTTTGAAGCTTTCAACGGAAAGCGCTCAACGGAAGTTTTGCCACGCATGGTTCCGATAGGAGCGCCAACACTAACGATGGAAAGAGGACAAGTTCCAGAATACGTACAAGCCTTTGTGCAGGTTGGTTATGGCGGCAAAGCGTAGAGAGGCGCATTCTTTCAAGTTCGATAAGTCGCTCTGCGATTTACGGTTCGCGCTCGCTTTGCCTCAAGTGGTTGTGCTGGTGGATGAAAACGGAGTTGTGTTCCTGCATTGGAAGAGGCCGAAGAAATGAGGCGTTATGCGCCAGCCGTGGCCCCGCATACACGACACGTTTCATTGTCCGGCCTGCAAGATGACGCGGGACTTTATCGGGTTACTTGGCGACCCTGAAGGAACGATGCGCTGTCTGGTGTGTGGCGTGAAAGTAGTGCGCGGTGGGCAGAACAATAAGCCGAAAGACGACATGAACGAGAGGGATTGGTGAACTTTGGCGTTGACGACTCAGCGTTACCTCGCGCTCTTTGAAATCTTAGAGACGCCATACTACGGCGGATACTTCACCCTTGATGGCATGGGCACGCTGTCGGCTTCCACCGAAATTGCCAGTGCAACACAGGCTCAGGCGAAAACTGAAATCGTTGATTTTGTCGCAACCAACATCGAAACAGATACCACGGTGACGACGGGTGCATTGGCAGTGATGAACGTCTTGCTCGATAGGTGGATAACCATTGGCACACAGACAGGGCGCATCGAAGCCGGCGGCATCGGCTCAATTAGCGGCGTCACCGCGAACTACACCGAAGAACGCGAGCTAATCAAGGCCAAGATTAAGAATCAGATTCCCTTCTTCCGGCACCATGAAGTATTGGCGCGTCGTATGGGTGCAGCCAATGCGAACTCGGGACCAGGGGCGAGCGGTGTTAGCTCGTTTACGGTGATTCGATGAGCGCTCGCACTGACTTTAGGGACCAGTTTGCAGCAGTAGCTAAAATCGCCCAAGACGTTCTAGGCGACACGATTTCGTACACCAATCGCGGTGGTTCAGCAGCGACGGGCATAACGGCGCATCCAGGCCCCGAGTCGCGAGAATTGGCTGAAATGATGGGGCTGCGGGCGGAAATGACGGCGCGGGAGTTTGAAGTGCCAAGACAGACGAGCTTTCCGCCATCGGACGGAATTAACATCGGCGACGGCGTTACGTTCGACTCAAAAGTCTATCGCGTGGAACGATGGGAAGACATTAGCGGCGGATACGAAGCGCTGTTTAAATTGCAATGCTCGCGAACTGTGGCCTCGAAAGTCGGGATTGATTAATGGGCATTGGAACCTTTCGCGAGCAACTAAAGGCCGCAATTGGAACCAGTGTAACTAGTGGTGCCTACACCTTAACGGCGGCAACGGGCGTGGTGGTTGGTTACGACGACCAGGGGGCGGCAGGAACTTTAGTTTCCGGCATCGGCACCAGTGCTGCAAAGATGTGGATTCAACCGGGCGAACTGACAGGAATTGACCCGGACATACGGAGTTTGCGGACTTGGACAGTGGTGTGCGATTTGTATTTCGGTTTCGCTCGCGAGACCGACAACACGTTTGCCGACATTGAAGGCTTGATTGAAGCGATTCTGGCGCGTTGGGACGATAAGGCGAATTTCAGCGGAACTGGCCGGCCAGACGAAGTAACGGCGCGGTTGGAATCAGTAGACGTAAAGCAATCGCCCTGTTTCGCGCACTACGTCATAGAGGTTCGGAAAAAGGTTTGTTAAGGAGCGGGACAGATGGCCATTTGCGATAATGCAGACAAAATCATCAGCATCGTTCACACGGGCGCGGGCACGATGGCGCAACCCGTGGGCGGCTCAATCACGGAGTCCGTCACATGGAGCGAGAATCGCCCCGGCAACGCTGTTGCGCCCGAGTGCGTCAAGATTGACACGTATGATTGCACGGCGCGCGCACGATTTCAGGGGCTTGTTACGCCTTCATCGAAAGGCACGTCTGCCAATCTCGTGTTCACCCTGGAAGAGTTCGACGGTGGATCTGCAACGGTGACAGTTGCGGACATGTTGAACGGGGCGGTGGAAGTGGACATGGACTCCCGCCCTTACTCGCAAATCGTCAACTTCAAATACAAGGGCTCGTCCACCAATCCAATAACGGTGTCCGTGTAGTGCAGTACACAGTTGGACCGCACAAGGCATACAAGAATCTCGACAATGAAGAAGTGCGGGAAATGAGGCTCTTTCCGACCAATGGCGGGCCAAAGCTGACACTGGTAGTGCCCGAAGCAGAGGCGGGCAAGTTTCCCGAAAGAGCAATGTACGACTTGACGTTTGTACCCGTTGAGAAACTGAGTTGCTGCGAATGACGCAATATGATGTCGTCTTTTTCACCGGAGAGCATCACCAAAAGGCCAATGCTTTAATCAAGCATCTGCCGCCCGAAGAACTCGCACGCCGCAACATGAATCTGGGCGTTCACGTCAAAACGGAAATGCCCATTCCAAAAGACGATGGCACCCGCTCGGGCTTAATCGGCAACGTCTATGTTACTCGGCATTATGGCGCGATGGCCTTCTGTAATCGCATTGACGCCATCGACAAAGAAACCCGCGCCCCAATTCCGCTTACGGGTGTCATGCTGCAACAACTGGAGCCGGGGCTCGTTGTCGGCAACTTTAAACCCGAAACATTCGAGCGCCCCGAATACGTGGATGCAAAGCGGCAGGAATTGGCTGCCGAAGACGATGCCCGAAAGAAACGCGAACTTCGCAAACAGCAACGCGAGCAAGAGAAACAAGAGAAGCAATTCGCTTTTGAGAAGGCTTGGCTTGTCTATGTGGCGGACCTGGCCGGAATCAAAAAGCCCGAACGACTACCTGTAACGCGTCTTGAAAACATCGCCCGTGGCGTGGCCTTGTGCGGCGAGCCTGAAATCTGCGACCGCGAAGAATGGCTGCAATCGTTTGGCGTTAACAGTGAAGACGATGCTGTCGAAACGTGTCCGCCTGAAATTGCCAACGACCCTCTGTCGCGAGCAGCGCTTGTGCGCGCTCCAAAGGCTCCGCCCAAATGAACCGACTAACGCGAGCCATTAATAAGTTCAAAGCCGTGACGGCCTCGCCGGTGGGCGCGCTCGTCGGACAACTAGAATCCTTCGCAGGCTTGCAGGGGCAGAACATTTTGAACGAAGTCGTTGCGGCGATAACGCCAGTTATCCGCAAAGAGCTGGCGAATAGCTACCGTGCCAGTGGTGTCAATCGCCGGACTGGAACGCTGCACTCTGTTGTGGTGGACAAGGCCATCATTGGCGCGACGACTGGCGGTTACTTCGTCAAGTTTGGCCCGGATGCCAAATATGCCAAAGGCAAAGGCAAAGTTTACGCCGTGGCCGGCACGCTGAAATATGGCGCAGTACGGCAACCCTTGAACAAAAAGAAAGGTTCGTTTTACCGCGACCTGCCTACGGGAGAGTTGCGCCGTCGCAAAGAGGCGGCGGGTGAGTTAGGCGACCGTGCGAAGCGAACACTAAAGCGTGCGGTTCTCCAGCGCAAAATCACCGACAATCCACGCAGTAAAGTTGACGCTGGAATGAAGTCGATAAGCGCGGGCACAATCTCTGTGATTCCGCCGCGTAAGGGATTCTTTGAACTGAGTCCAACGCAGCAACAGGCCATCATTAACGCAGCGCTTCCCGCCATCGTTAAAGCATTGCAGCGCCGTGGCATCCCTGCGGAGGCTGCATAATGGCTGGCGTTATCTCGTTCAAATTCGCGTCTGACGCACTCGGGCAAATCGGCCAATACAAACAGGCTGCCGCCGAAGCACGCAAGGAAATCCGCAACCTAGAGCGCGAAGCGAAGCAGGCTTCCAAGACGACGGGTGTTATTCCTGTAGAGATGCAGCGCAAGATTCAAGAGGCATCGGCAAAACTGGATCGCTTCAGCAAACTAGCCAAGGCCGAAGGCGGGCTAGAGCGGGCGGAAAAGGCGGCGAAGTTCTTTCGCACCCTGGACCGTGCCCAATCCATCAGAGCGATTGCTACCGAAGGCATCACCGCGCGTGCGATTGGCGAGCTTCTAAGCGATGACAAGATTGAGAAGGCGTTGAAGAAAGTCGGGTTGCGTCGGCTTGCTGGCGTGATGAATGCCGTGGGCGGAGCGGCTGGACTCGGCATTTTCGCCTATGAGCAGTTCAAAGAAACCTATGACCGCGTGCAGCGGGAAGAGAAGGACGCGCAGTCAGTCGGACGCCGCTATGGTTCCGGGCAGATTTCGCGCTCAGAATACGACTTCTTTCAGGCGCGACAGAATGGCGGGCTGAATTACACGGGCTCTCCAATTGAAGGCTTTAATAACGCGGAGAAGGCTGCACGCGGAATCCTTCAACTACCAGAAGACAAGCGCGACAAGCTTTTCGGGCCTGCCGTAAACCAGCGGATTAACACCAAAATCACGCTGGAAGAAGAACGCCTAAAGCGTGCGTTGACGCCAGAGGAACGCAACGAGGTGGCGCGCGAAGCCATCTTTTCGATTCTCAATCAAGAGAACTTGCAGGACGGTGACGCGCTGGTGAAGAAAATTTCCGAGGAAGTGGCCAAGCACGTAGACACGGAAATCAAACGGCGAAAGAACGCCGCCGAATTGTACAACGAAAACCGCGAGAGGGCGGCAACGCAGTTTCTCGCATCAGCACACGATAAGCGGTTTAGCGCAGCGGCAGCATTTGGCAGCATTCTCCACATAGGCGATTGAGCGAATGGCACAGAGTGCGGTTATCGGCGGAATTACTTTCTCGGCAACGTGCTCTTACACGTCTGCCGGACAGTTCCTTGCCGACTACTCAATCGGGGAGCGCGAATATGCGCGTCAGTACATCACGGCCCCAGGAATTGACGGGCAGGGCTCTAAGAACTTTGGTTTCCGAAATCAGCGGATTGTGCTGCATGTCGAATACGTGGCCTCTAGCGCGGATGGCGTGGTAACGGCGATGCAGAACGACATTGACACGCTAACCGCATCAGCTTCAACGCTCGTGCTGGCGGGCGAAACCTATTACGGCTGCTTCGTGGACGCGGGCGGATTCAAGCAAAAGGGTGTACCGAAGTCAACCGGATTGCCTTCGGCGTTGTTTACATGTGAAGCAACCATCGTTGTTGATAGCAAGAGGCTTGCATAATGTCCGCTGACTATACTGCCGCAAAAGCCAACGCGTTAGCTAAAGCCTTCGCATTACGCACGCGTTCGGACATGTTCAACTACTCAGCCTTCAATCCGATTCGATGGGATGGCAAGTATGGTGTTTATCCAATTGAGAACGAAATCGCATCGCTTGTTGCGGATGCTCTTGCTACGAAGGGTTATTCCCAATCCTACACCTGTCTAGCGGGACTGGCCGTTGGCGAACCAGTTCGCATCAGCGCAAACAATACTGTCGTGCTGGCGCTCGCCACGACCGCGGCGAACGCAAAGGTTGTCGGCTTCGTTGACCACAAGGGCAGTCTGGGTGCAACCTCTGACGGCGCGGCGTTGACGTGCTACATCACGCATTATCTATACAAGTCTGGCTTGTCCGGACTGACTGCCGGCAATCCCGTTTACCTGACAGACGCTGGCGGTTATTCGGCGACGGCAGGCACGGTGGCAAAGGTAGTTGGTATTGCCATCTCCACAACGGAAGCGGTGCTCTGTGCAGATCCAACAGCAGCCCTAGAACCAACAACGGGAATGTTGTCGAAAACAGCGGATTACACAGTCTTAGTCGGCGACCACGGGAAAATTATTAAGTGTGACGCGAGTGGCGGGGCGTTTGAAATCGTTCTGCCAGCGCCGTCTACAGTGCCAGTGAACTTTGAAATTACGGTGTTCAAGACGAGTGCCGACACGGCATCGGCGACGAATGCAGTCACGATTGAGGCGACTGCGGGCGGCGGCGGCACCATCACAATCAATGGCGCGTTAACGCACAGGCTTCATGCGCAATACAGTTTCGAGAAAGTAGTGTCCGATGGAACGAATTGGCTTGTCACCCAATGCTGGGACACAATTCGCGCCATTGACAGCACGCCATCAAATATGACAGATGCGCAATACGATGACGTTACTTCGTTCAGCTTGACGCCGGGAAGCTGGATAATGGACGGCACGCTTTCAATCAACTTGAATGGCGCAACCATGGACGGCTCGCCAAATATTGCCATCAGCGAGAACTCAGCAAATACGACAACGGACCATATCGACGGTGACAATGACATCCGCTTCCGCGAAACAGTAACGGGCTTCGTTACAGGATGCTCAATCGCTGGCTATCGCAAGACAACGACGACGACAAAAACGATGTATCTCAAGGGCCGCTGTTTCGTTAGCGCTGGCACGCCACAGCACTATGGCCGCATGACGGCAGTGAGGATTGCATAAATGACACTAGGTCGAGCGCTTCACAAACTCTACCCAGCGGCAAATCCGTGTGATTTTGGCACCACGCCAGACGGCAAAATCAGCAACTGGAACGCAGCTAAGTTGGGGCCAAAACCCAAAGAGGCTGATGTAATGACTCAGGCGCAAGCAATGCAGCCCACGCAAAGAGAACTGCGCCTTATTGAAGCCAAGAAATACATCAAAGACAACTGGGCAACGTTGACCACGGCAGAACAGGCATTAGCGCGGATTATTCAGGCGGATTAAATGGGCCAGCTTGGCTTTCCTCTTAGCGTTCCGCTCGGAGGCAACGAGGAGTTTCTGAAAACGTGCGACATCGCGTCCGTTGGCGGCGGCGTGCGTGCTCGCTTTGAACCGCACGCCAGTTACTCGCAGTATTTTCGGCTGGTAGTGGACGGCATTCCGCAGGCGCAACCCGTCTACGCCACGGCGGGCGATTTGCAGGAACTGGTTGGCGCATACAATAACACCAGCACTTCCCACGTTGTGTCGGTCTGTCCGCAAGGCGACTGGAGCACGCCAGATATTGACGTATCGCCACAACAGACCGAATGGCAGGAAGGCCGCTCAGACAGGATTCATGCAGACATCACGACGAAGCCGACGTTATTCACATTCGGCGACAACAGCCAGATTTCGTCATTGGCGATTACTGGCTTTAAGCGGTTCTCCAACTGCAAGACTTATCCGCGCCGTCCAACGTGGGGTGTGTGTGACTTGACGCTTACCAATTCCGCGGGCACGCGAACGGTGACGCTGAAGGTGAATGGAACAACCATTGCCAGCGGCTCGCGCTCGGGCGATGGCTCTATCACGCTGTCAGAATCCAACAGTAGTGGCGTGTCGGGAACTCTTTCGGTGACATATACGGGCAACGTTACATCAGGCGCGTATCTTGTAGCCGCCTTCCCTGAACAACTGAAAGTGCATTACAAAATCGGCGCATTCACCGCGCCCGACTTTCCCCGCACAGCGGAAGCAACCATCTATGACGATGGTTATGCGAACACGTTCAAGTATGGTTCGCCCGTGCTGGCATCCGGCACTTATCGCGTCGTGCCGCATCAAGTCAACGAAAACGGCGTGGAATCGACGGGGCTCAACGGCGGCGGCTCCAGTGTTGTAGTCAACTCGCCCCCCGCTCAGGCTGGCGTAGCGTCGTTTGTGAGCGGCGATTCTACGGCAACTATTATCCAGTGGGCGGCATCTGTCACAGTTGCAGCTACGTATGACATTTACGACTCGTTGGCGACGGGCATCCTAGACATGGATACCGTCAACACCACGCGAGCGGCGGGAACAGGAACGCTAACGAAGACTCTGAACACTGCGGGCGCGGGATTCACAGGCACGCGCTACATCTGCGTTCGGGCGCTCGATGGCGGAGTGGATGACGGCGGGCTTAATATTCTGACGCTCGAATATGTTTCGGGTGCAGTGATTGCCTTGCGTCCGCCTGCACCGACGATTTCAAGCAAGATAACCACCAGCGGGCTAACGCTCACGGTGCCAGTTGTGATTAATACCGCAGAGCAAAAAACGCCAGCCACGCACGTGCGCTTGTTCGTCTACGCTGCGGACGGCGGCAGTCCAAGCTACGGAACGCCAAGCGCCAGCGCAGCCGTTGGAACTGCGGTTGGCAACATCATCAATACGAACATCTCGTTCGCCGTGGCAGCACCAGGGCGCTACAAGTTCGCCGTGCGCACGTATTCGAGCACCACGCTTGTGGAAAGCAGCAACACCGACACATACGAAGCGGTAAGCCTGACGACGGCAGCACCCGACGACCCGGCATCCATCAACGTTTACACGGGGCTCTAATGCCAGCTAACGCGAAGATTGTCACTAGCAACTCACCCGATTCGACGGCGGGACAATTCGTGGTAAGCATCGGCGGTACGACGGGCCCGCGCTGGCACGCTTCCAAAGTGGAATTGCGTGTAGGCCGCAACGCCAGCACGGCCACAGTGTTGATTGAGTTGGACCAGAACAACGACGAAACCGCGCCAACTATTGCCGGCATCGCGTCCAGCCTTTTTCACAACATCAAGACCTTCACCCGCGCAACCGTGTTATGGGTAACGGCGGGAGGCGTATCCACCACCGTATTCACAGGCAGCGTTATCGACAAAGACCCGGACATCGGCAAGGATGCTGGTGTTTTGGAACTGGCTGATGACCGCTGGATGTTGGAGGGCGTGCAGTTCGTTGGCTCTTGGTGGTATTCCAGCGGCAGCACAAACAACATCGAATACCGCCAGGGCTGGCCGTCGCACTTTAACCCGCGTGGCATGCCAAATTGTATGTACATTACGGGCACAGAGAATGATATTCCTGTTTTCTGTCCACCAAACTACGGACTAGCAGACGGGGAAGCCGTTCCCGAGCCGCGCGACCCCAGTGCGATGGGAGTAAAGGCCGTGCATTGGGATCTGCAAGCGCAACTGGATTACGCGCGATTCTTCTTTTCAACGACAGCTTACGACCGCGCCAAACTCTTCTATCACTACCCCAAGCTGCCCACGTCTGTTATCTGGCCCGCGGGTTACAGCAGTGCCATCGACAAAGGCGACTTGGACACTGGCAGTACAACGCTTAACAATAATGCCGCAACAGTAGCCGAGGGACGCAAGGGGCGGGAATCGATTTGGGAAGGCGTGCCACTACTTGCGGCGCTGTCCGAAGTGGTCGAAGCGGCTGGCGCGTATGGAATCTATCTTGCTCCAATGCTGGAAAATCAAAGCCAGATTCAGATTGTGCGCACGCGCTATAAGGGCGGTGGCATCCAGTTGAATCGTCCTGCCGATGGTGATGCTGGCGGCAATGACCCGAAGCTCGCAGCCATCAATGTCATCAACGCGGGAAGCCTGAAATTATCGGCACGCAACACATATACTCGGGTGGCAGTGCATGGCGGGCTTGTTTATGTTGAACGGCGGGTTTACTCGCAGTTGAGTAGCACGTCCGCAGAACGAAACGACGATAACGGAACACGTGGCTTAGTACGCGCGTTCCCGCGATACCTGTTGGCGGACTTGTTCGACGAAATTAAGACATTGATGAACGCTGCTGGTGAAACAACGGCGGCGCAAGCTCTGGCACAATTCAAGAAGCTGCTGAAAAAGCCGAAGTATGCTAAGTGCTATTCTCACTATCGCATCACCAGCACTTACGACTTTCAGGCCGGCACCAGCGAATCAACGTTTCCATTAGCAAAACTCGGCAGGCCAGTTGCGCCGCATCAACTCACATCGTTTCTAGAAAGAACGCCAGGAACGAGCGACTCCGCAGTAACTACGTACTCGCGACTGTCGGCCCGCACGCCTATTTACGTTGAATACAATAGCGCACTCACGGGCGATGAGCCAAACAGCGCAACATGGAATCTCTATACGCCACAGAGCGACGGACTGAAGATTGAGGCGGACGGATCAATCGTATTGGATGGGTTGCGCGATTTAGGCTTAACATACAATACTCCCACAGTGACGTTAGATGGGAGCACGGTAACCGCTGTGGAAATCCGCGCTCGCGCCTTGCGTATGAATTTAGCAATCCCAACAGACCACCGCCTATTTAAGGCGGTGAAGCTGGCTACGGACGAAGCAGACAACATTGCAACGGTAAGCCTTGCCGATGGCGACGAAGGGCAGATTGAATCGTCGTCCAGCGTTTCGCGCTCATACTACGCAGACGCAGCGCAGCTTTACACAAAACACGTGCGCTCTACGGGCTCGTGGCCTACACCAGAAACGGTAGTGGACGCCACTGCCGCAACGGGCGTTGCGCTGCGTGACGACTCCGACTATGCGTTGGCGCATGCTCATCGTAAGATTGCGGATGTCGGACGCTTGCAACGAGATGGCCGTTTGATTACGCCACATATCGACATTACTGCGCAGCCCGGACAAGCCATTTCCGACATTCTCAACGTTGGAATTGGCAGCGTCTTCCCCATCAGAGGTATCGTCCATACCGTCATCTTCCACAATAAAGAGAAGGATCAGATAACCGAGCGGATTCTTTCCTAATGGACGAAATCCAGCGGCGACTGGCGGAGCACTACGCGCGGCAAGACTACGACCGCACGGGCCAGCACGAGCGCCCGGAAGTCTATCGGCACCTTGTGGCCGGCAATGTCAACACAGCGCTGTCGGAAGCGCGCATGGCGGCAGACTTAAGCGGCGAGCGAACAGACGCGCGACCAACAGTTGCCTATCCTCCAGGTGTGGTAGCGACAGCATACAACCTTACGAAAGAAGCCAGCGCAGGAACAGTGTTCGCCTCAAGCCATGGGCCCTTCGGCGGATATACTCCATCAACTATCTACGCGTGGGCAAAGTTCCCGAGCCCGCTTGGCACTGCAACCGCCCTCTTCGGCTCGTTGGGGGCAATGATTTGCAACGGTTCGCAAAGCGTCCGAGTCTATCTCGTTACTGTCGATTGGGACCCAAGCACGCTCACGTGGACAAATCAACCCGTGATAGGCGTGGATACTGTAGAACATGTCGTTAACGGAGCGGCTTCCCCGGCGATTTTGAACAATAACAATGCCTACGTAGACCAGTCGTTTCTTAATGCGGGACTGACTCTTGGTGCAGAGAATGGCTTCTGTGCTTTAGTGGACCAGACATCGATTGCGAATCGACTGATTTACGGCGTAGTGGTGATTGGAACCTCGCTCACAGACCCTACAGCAACAATTGCCAGTCTTACGGAAGTAACAGCGATATGATAATCCGCCCTGCACTCTTGAATCCGCGAGCCTTAGAGCCGCTGCCCTACCACGGCAACCAAGTCTCAGAACTAAATCCGACAACAGTTAGCACGAGCAGCGCCAACGCATCCGTGGGCGGCGTGTTCGGCGTTCGCTACGGCTTTGCGCATTTCGACGAAGCACAGGACCGTGGCGAAATAGTCTTCAAGGTTGGGGCTAGGTTCTCCGCGCAGCCACTTACACTTGCCGCAACGACAATGACTGTCTATCCAATTTATGAAAATTGGGACATTGCAACGCTAACGTGGAACACTATGCCAGCACTGCCCGTCAACAGGATAATAGAGTTTGCAAACTGGACAGGACTAGATGGCGTTAGCGCTGCCGGACAAGCTTACTTCGCACCTCGAATTGTCATCGAAGGCGGGACATGCTACGGCTTAGCATTTACCATTGAATCCATTTATTCGGGTGTGGCCTTCTTCACAACGGACCTGCTGTTTACCAGCATCATCAAGTGAGATGAGCAGTAGTTATTCCTTCGGCGTCGCGGCGACAAGATAGCCGTATGTTGCCAGTGCAAGTAATACCGTCACGCCGATTTGAATGATGAGCGCTATGTTCTTCTTATCTGGCGACGCCGCCCCAACAATCCCGCCAACGAGAAAGTATCCGACAGCACCAACGATTGCGGCGATAATAAAACGGTCGATGTTGAATGATTTGTTCTTCATATCCCCTCCCCAAACCCGCACCATTTTCCGACCACATTTTCAGAAAACGCGCTATTTATTACACTCTACTTGTCTCTACTGATATTGCTAAATCCTTGCCGCGCCTATTAATTAGAGCTAAGTCGATAACAGTAGATACTTTATAGCCTCTTCCTAAGTCTGGCGCGTCTGCCAGTTCCGCCACGTCCGCATGTGGTTAACTCGTTTGTTTAAGCTTACTTATGGCTTCGTCGCGAATTTTCATTAATGCTAAACTGACCTTTTCCGCACCACTTAAATCTTTGGCCGCGTAAATTTCCGTCGTCTTGATGGTGCTGTGCCCGAGTAGATTCTGGATAAACCACGGGCTAAGTCCTGCCGCACGCGCCCACGTAGCAGCGGCGTGGCGCAAGTCGTGCGGCTTGAAACGCACCAGACCCTGTATCTGGTTGCATCGTTGGGCGATAACTTCTCTCCACCATGTTCTATCCATCGGCTCACCAGGATTGAACCCGTGGCCAGCATCGCTGCCTTGTTTGCGCGGCACCCATTTATGGAAGATAAGCCCGTCCTCTGTCTTCGGCTGGCGCTGGACAATGGCAAGGATTTCCGGCGGAAGCGCCAGCTTGAGGTAATCATGACCCTTCCTATCCTTGATTGTCCAGACGCCATTAACGATGTCGGCGTGTTTCGCTTCGGCCATCTCAGAGAATCGGCACGCGGTGATGAGCGAGAAGTCCATGCAATCCCGCACAGACGGTTCGCTGATTTCCCACACGCGAGCGTAGTCTTGGGGCGAGACATTGCGCGGCGGCTTGATGGTTTCGGGGAACTCAAACGTTGCTGAGACGGGATTGTATTGCAGCTTGCGCATTCGCACGAGGTAACGGAAGAACCCGCTAACCATTGAGCGGTGCAGGTTCGCCGTTCGCGCCCATCCCGCCCGCTTGTCTTTCTTGAGGTTCTTTGCGATTGCATCCAGCCAGCTTTGAATCGAGTGGGGTTCCACGTGTTGCAGTGTAGGGGCGAACTGGCGCAAGTCCTCAAGGCGCTCTAGTACATCCGCCTTGTAGCGCGCTACCACACCCTTTGCATCAAGACGCTCGCTGTACATCGCTATGGCATCATCCCAAGACAAGTTGGACGGCAGCCCTAAGCCAGCGCGGGATCTGTCTGCACCCTCACGAAGTAGAAAAGCCCGCGCCTCTTTGGCCGTGCAATCGACAACCCGCCGGAGCTTCGGGCCGCGACTGCCAGACGGACGCCACGAGAGTTCAAACGCGCCTTTGCGGACTTCGCGGTATGAGCCGGAGCCGGTTGGTTGCCAAGGTTTGGGATACAGTCCCATAATAATTTCCGCGCCACTATCGGCTTGCTTTGCCTAGAACTTGAGTCTATTTTTTACACGACTATTTAATTGGAGACGATTCTTATGACAGATCAAGTTTGCCTTGACCCCGTGATTGTTTCTCGTGAGCTAGGGCTTTTGCTGGCGAAGATGCGGCGGAATCCTTATGTGAATCCGATTGCAGTGCGGACCGTAGAGATACGACTAGACGATCTAACAGCGTGGAGGCGTTCTTTACCGAAATCTGGGCCTTCGTCCCAACAGCTAGCACAGATTCGTGTTCTAGCAGATCCGCTAGGACGCGCTGCACCTCCGACACTTCAGGAAGTGCAGGCGAATATTCATAAGGCGCGCGACCGGGCGAAGATTGAGCGGGCACACTGACGCCTGATAAGTGCGCTACGCCAGTAATGAACTGTTCGCGCTTTTCGTGAGCAACTTGCTCAAGGGCAAGTCCTATCTGTTCACCCCTCTTAAATGCTTCGCGGTCACGTGCGCCGTGGCCGAATCCTAGCCAGCAGTCCGAAACGTTAATCGCCTTCGAGATTTTCTCGATAGCAATCGGGTCGGGTATCCCACGCTTCCGCCAGCTGTAAAGAGTGTTCTTTGAGATGTCTGCCGCTTTGGAAATATACTCAACCGTATGGTTCGCGAGCATGCGCTCGTTGAAACCAATCAGATAAGTTTTTCGTTGTTGCAGGTTATCTTCTCTCACAACCTCAATATGAACCAACACTTGCAAAAATACAAGTTTCTAACTTTATCACTTGCGTTTTTTGTACGAACGTATTATTATTACAGCATAAGAATTAAATATTTCATACAAACGCACACTGGAGTACAGCCTCGGATGACAACAATCCCACTGAAAGACGCCCGAACCGAGCTTCACGACATTATTCGTCGCGTCCGCAAAAACAAAGAGTCCTTCCTCATCACAAGTTACGGCAAGAACGCCGCACGCATTGTTCCGTGCGACGACGAACCTGTCCGGGGGGGCAGTAAGAATGCGAAAACCAAGAGAGCCAATCGAGACGCTTGCACAAGCTCGACGGGTTCTGCGTGAATGCAATCAAGAGTACGCCGCTAAGTGGATTGGCGTGTCGCAGGAAATGGTTTCGATGGTGGAGAACGCCGAACGGTTTCCAGAGAAGCGGCTAGAGCGATGGCTGAAATTCTACGGGTGCAAGACACAAAAGGAATTTCGACGGCGTTGGGGCAACAGTTTCGAGCTTCCCCTTTGGCGATACGCGCAGCCTGAAGAACCGAAGGTTGACAGACTCGAAGGCCAGTTAGCAGTGCTTTACGAACACGCGCCCATCATCGGCGAGACGGAGCAGAAGGCGAGGCAGGCATGAAAAGCGCGAAACGTCTGGCCTTTGAAAAGCAGTGGTCCGTAGGCAACGAAACGATTGTGTGCAACGGCGCTATCTGCACGCGCAATGAGGCCATCCACTACTTCCGTGCAAAGGGGCATACGCAGCTTTTCTCCGAACAACTGGCCTATATGTGCCGCGTCGCAACTGCACATGACGTAGCGCACACGCCGACGCTTGCGAAGTGGCTCAAGTGGGAAAAGCGCAACGTTAAGCGCAACAGACAGGCGAAGTACAGACAGATGGAGCGCGATGCGAGCAAACCGGAAGTAATCGACTATTACGCCAATCTCTCAGAGCGGGAGGCGTTCGACAAATGAGAGCCACCATCCCACCCTCAACCCGCTCAATGCCGACTGACACCCTTCGGCGCATCGAAGCGAAGCTGGACGCGCTCTTGAAGGAAAAGAAGGCGAGCGCCGCGGCGGAAAAGTTGTGCGTCATGGCGAAAGCGAAGTTCGATGCAGGGCTGCCAATGCGGACGGCGGAAGTGGCGGTTGTGCTCGGGTTGAAGCCTGCCTCGGTTCTGCAAGCCGTGTTCAATGGCAAGCTGAAACAGAAGTACGGCGGCGGGCGGTTCGATGCAGCGGACGTGCGGGCGTTTCTGGAGGCGAGCAAGTGAACACCCTTTGGGACATCCCCGCCTATCGTCCAGGCAACGAAACGCAGGAAGCCGCCGCTAAGGCCATCGCTCCCAACGCCAGCGGTTTACGCGAGCAGATTTACCACCTGATTCTGGCCTCTGATGGACTGACGAACGAAGAGATTGCCAACGGCCTTGGCATCAAGCTCCAGACAGTTTGCGGACGGGTGAACGAGCTTCAAGGCTCCAGAGGTTTGCCGGCGCGGATTGAATGGAGTGGCGAGTATCGGAACACGAGCAGCGGATGCAGGGCGAAGGTATGGAGGGCGCGAGCGTGAGAGACCCCGCCGAACCCCCTCCACCCGTCACCCTTCCAACGTTGGCCGCGAACTATCGCGCCCTCATGGCTCAGGCCGGCGATTTTGAAACGCTCACATTGCCCTTGTATGGCCGGAGCGGTGGGAGCTGCGAAACGGTATGCCGCGTGTGGTTCAACGACAGAGGCTTTCCGACAGCCGTTAAAGAGTACGACGATGAAATTAAAGAGTGGGTTGACGTTGAGCGCTGGCGGGTGAGTGATGCGACGATTTGGGAAGTGATGGATGCGTAGGCTTGGGATGCGAGGTTGTGAACGATGAAACCCTATTACGACGACGGCAAAGGGATTCAGATTTATCACGGGGATTGCCGTGTCATCTTATCGGAAATGTCGCTACTTCAAATCACGCAGTTAGACGCAATTGTCACTGATCCGCCATACGGAATTAACCTCGAGAATCATGCTCAAGGCGGCAATCACGGACGGAGACGTGCAAGTGATTACGCGATTAAAGGCGACGAAAACACTGCTGCAGGTGACTGGATTGTTGATTGGGCTTGTCAGTTTAATCGCCCGATTGCCGTTTTTGCCTCTCCCAAAAAACCTTGGCGTGGCGAGTTTCGCAATTACCTCGTGTGGAATAAGGGTGGTGCAGTTGGCGGCGGTGGTGATGTGGTGAAGTGCTGGAAGCAATCTTGGGAACTTATCCAAATTGCACGCAACGAGAATTTAATCGGCACTCGCGACGAGGCGGTATTGGAGTTTCCTGTGATGCCAAGCGCTTCGATTCTGCATCCCGCGCAGAAGCCTATTGAATTGATGAAGTATCTATTGCGGAAGTTGCTTCCGCTTCCGTCAACCGTTTGCGATCCATTCATGGGTTCTGGCTCAACGCTGCGAGCGGCAAAGGACTTAGGGCTCTACGCTATAGGCATCGAGCTTGAAGAAAAGTACTGCGAAATAGCGGCCAAACGATTGCAACAGGAAGTTTTCGACTTTGGAGTAAGCGCATAACTCGGAGGGGCCATTCCCGTACCGCCAGCACGACAAGTGAGTAAGTCCTAGCTCCAAAAACTATGGGACCTCAAGCAACAACCACTCTGCGGGCGGTACGGGGATTAAAGGGTTAATAGCAAAGGAGATTATCGTGGGACTACAGGAAACGCTCGAAAGCGTACTGACACTGGCGCTTGTTAAGGCCACAGAAGTAAATGCAGTATTCAAAGCGCAGTTTGGCGTTGTTCAGCCTCCTGTATTGCGGCTGGAGGCTGGCGCGGAATACACGACACGTGGTGTCAAAGACGGAGTTAAGGGGTGGGATTGTCGTGTCGGCGGATATGACGGCAAGCTAAAGCCCAATCGTTTCGGACAAATTCCCGTTATTCACTTCACGCCGTTTCCTTCAAAGCCCATCAATTTCGATGGCCACATTATTCGGCAGAACATGGACGTTCTGACGTATCACTGGCCCGATGGCCGCGCCTGCAATGAGGGCGAGTCGTACGACATCAAGCTCTAGGCTCTTTTTAACTCGTGAAGTTTGAAAGGAGAGGGGAAGGAAGATGGATTACGACAGCCAGTATGCAGCCCTAGCACTACGCATTGACAGCGCTCTCAGCGAACTTAAGGCGCTGAATAAGGCCATCAAATCGGCCCAAGTGTTTACTGCCAAGTTCTTAAAGGCGTGCTCAGACAAGGGCTTGACGGCAATTGCCATTCGCAAGCGCGGCAAGCAGGTGCCAGCGTCAATGGATTTTCCATTTGGCGCAAGCGGAAGCGTCTTTTCATTCTCGCCTAAGAAAGAAGATGGTTGGCCTGCCATCTGGGGTATTTGCGAGGATTTCGGCGTTAGCCACGGCTGCGGCAATAGTTCGCAACATGCCATTAAAGACACGCCCGACTTAATCGACGGCATTTACGAATTTAAAGCAGGCAAATGGAACAAGGTGTCCTAACCATGACCCCCGACGAAGCCAACGCAACGCAACTGAACTGGGCAATGGACAGGATTCTCGGCACTTGCTCATTTCCATTTCCGCCCGCAGTCCACGAGGAATTGACGTGTGACGCCTGTCGCCACATTGCGGACGTGCTTTATGTGCATGGGAAAATGATGATTTGTTTCGAGTGTCGGGAGGCGATGGACGCCATGCTTTCGAATGATTCGAGGGGTGGATGAAGATGAGCGCAATTGCAGTTAAAGAGCGGCCTATTCTGTTCTCTGCGCCGATGGTGCGCGCGATTCTGGACGGGCGCAAGACGCAGACGCGGCGGATTATGAAGCCGCAGCCTGAAGAATTTAAATTCCACGACGGTACTACGCAATGGCGCTGGCGAACGCGGGACGGCGATTTGATTGCGTGCGCGAGCGGCGACAACCCTAACTTTTATTCACCCTATGGAATGCCTGGTGAGCGGCTTTGGGTGCGTGAAACATTTTGGGCGAAGCATGACTCCGAATGGGATGAAATGTCCGGCACGACGATCGATTGGGGCGCGAAGATTGGCGGAGATGATGAGAATCACAACGCGGGGATCGACTATTGCGCTACGCCGTCCTGCATGAATCCGCCGAAGTGCGCGAATGAAGAGACGGTATGTCCCCACACGGATACGCCAGTGCCAGGTGAGTGGTGGCTGAGTCCGCCGAATAACTGGAACGGTGAAGACGATTATCACGGGTGTGGGGAATGGGTGTTTCTGCCGTGGGACAAGCCATGGTCAAAGAAGGCGTCCATTTACATGCCGCGCTGGGCGTCGCGCATCACGTTGGAAATCACAGACGTTCGCGTGCAGCGGGTGCAGGACATTAGCCCAGCAGACTGTATTGCGGAGGGCATTTCCAAGCGGCCACGTTCATGTCCATTCCCGTGGCATGTCTACGCGAAAGAAGATTTCCAATCACTTTGGCGAGACATCCACGGCAAAGATTCTTGGGCAGCAAATCCGTGGGTGTGGGCCATCGCCTTCAAGCGCATCGAGGCTCAGGAATAAATGTCCAAAGCAATCGCGGAAGCACATAAAGGGGAAAACATGAAAGCGGAATTAGCGAAGGCGACGAAAGAGACGGGGATTGAGGCTTACGAGCCTGTACCCGTTGGCACATTGCTCCAAGCCATGATTACCAAGGGCATCACAGGCGAGGCCGTTGGTGCGGTGGAGCAGCTTGTCAAGCTTCAAGAGCGGATGGAAGACAGGCGAGCCGAAAAGGAATATTCGGTGGCCTTTGTTGCGCTACAGGGCGAGATGCCAAGCGTACAGGCCACAAAGGTAGTGCCCAATCGGGACGGAACCGCGCGCTATAAGTTCGCGCCGTTCGATGAAATCATGCGGCAAGTCGGGCCGTTGCTCCAGAAACACGGCTTTACCGTCACGTTCTCCACTGACTACACGCAAGGCCCCCCGCCGCGATTGGTGCAACATTGCACGCTGCAACATGTCAGCGGACACAAGCGCACAAATTCTTTCGCCGTGCGCGTCGGCGGTGGCCCTCCTGGTGCCAGCGAAACACAGGCAGACGGCGCGGCCAACACATACGCGAAACGCTACGCGCTTATCAATGCGCTCAATATCACCGTGGGTGCGGAATTGGATGACGATGCGCGGGCGGACGGTGACGAAATCAGCCAAGACAAAGCGGAGTATCTGAGGCAGCGATGTGCGGAAGTGAAGGCCGACGTGCCTAAGTTCTTGAAGTTCGCACAGGCTCAATCATTCGAGACGATCCGCGAGGCGATGTATCCGGAACTGGTGAAGCTCTTGGATAAGAAGGCGGATGAAAGGATTCCCGTCTAATGAAACGTTTGTGGTGTTGGTTCTCATGGTTATTGAGTGGCAAGCCGCACTTTATCATTGGCGGTGCTGACAACCCGTATTTGTTGCGCTGGTTTCTGATTCCGCGCAATCCGTGGTTCAACATCTATCTGCACAAATTCATGCGCGACGATGACGACAGGGCGCTCCATGACCATCCGTGGTGGTTTGTCTCAATCATGGTTCGTGGGGGCTACATCGAATTTCGCGACGAAGGTTTCAAGGTTCGCAGTGCGCCGTCAATTGCATTCCGTCGTGCCACAGACCGCCACAGGGTAAGGCTGTTCAAAGACGGCGAAGTTAATCGGCCATGCTGGACAATCGTAATTACTGGTGCAAAGAAACGAACATGGGGCTTCTGGTGTCCAAAGGGCTTTGTTCCGTGGACAGAGTTTGTGGACCAAACAGATAGCGGAAATGTTGGGAAGGGTTGCGGCGAATGAAAATCCACAATTGCACTCAAGGCAACGGGGAATGGCTGGCACTCAGGGCGGGCCGCGTCACTGCCAGTGAGTTCGGACAAGTCGTCACGGATAAGTTTGAATTGCGAACGGGTGACACATTCCGTACCTATCTGCACAAGAAGCTCGCTGAGAAGGTTCTAGGACATCCGTTGCAGACGTTCCAATCGGGCGACATGGAACAAGGGGAAATCAGGGAAGACGAAGCTTTACCTTGGTTCGAATTTACATTCAATTGCGACGTTCGCCGTGTTGGATTCATTGAGACGGACGACGGACGGGCGGGGTGTTCGCCTGACGGGTTGCTCAACGATGGCGGATTAGAGATTAAGTGTCCGCAACCGCATACGCATGTCGGGTACTTGCTGCGGAATGAACTGCCGGCGACCTATCGTGCCCAAGTACATTTCAGCATGTTCGTAACGGGCGCTCCCTGGTGGAAGTTCGTCAGTTATTGCCGCAAGTTTCCCCCATTGCTTTTGACGGTGCGACGTGACGAAAAGATTCAACAGGCGATTGGCGTTGCGCTGAAAGAGTTCTACGCCTGTTTCGACAATGCATTGCCACATTTGAGATCTGACGCGGCATTAACGGAGAAGTGAAGCGGGGCGACGGATACGGCGGGCTGGGCGACTGGTATTGTGCTCGGAGTCAAGCGTTTGGAACGTAGGGCGGAACTGAGGCCGCTTCTTTGTGTGCTGTGCCCCGCTTCACAAAAAGGAAGGAACCAATGGCGAAGATAAGGGTGAGGGTGACGAGGGAGGATATTGCCGAAGCTCGTAAGGATCGTGGGCGGGTCTTTTTCATGCAGTCAAGAATCTGTCCGATTGCCCGCGCAGTTAAGCGTGTTGTCGGCGCGGGGAAGGAAGTGCAGGTAACGCAAAATCAAGTGTGGGTGGATGGCGAGATGCAGTGCTTAATGCCGCCGCGATGTGGCGTGTTCGTCCGCGCTTTCGACAATCACAACCGCGTTAAGCCATTTAGCTTCACCATCTCCGCTCCCTGGCTCCGCAAGCGTGTGAAGAAAGGGAAGAAAGCAAAGTGAGCGAAAAGCTGAGCCCCGAAGATAAGCATGGTTGCATCGGACTGGCAATTGGGTTCATTGCTGGAGTAGTTCTCGGTGTCATAATTTGCCGCGACGTATGGCGAATGAAGGTAGTGCGGCATGGAGCAGCCGAATACGTCATTACAAATCCTGAAACTGGAGCAACTGAGTTCCGATGGAAGGGGGAATAATGCAAGACAACCTAACCGACGACGCCTTCACCTTCCCCGCCTTCACCGTCACCGTATGCCTGATTGGAGCGGGGGTGATGTACGCAGCGGCGAGAATGGGGTGGATATGAGTTGGAAAAACTACGATTTCAAATGCGATGAATGCAAGGGACAAGGCGAAGTTGCCTGTGGCGAATGCGGCTATGAGCACGAATGCGAGGAGTGCAGTGGACGGGGAATTAATCCCCATCAGGTGGACTTAGAAGCCTTTCGCCTTGCTGAGGCAGAAATGGCAAAGAAGGGCGAACCAAATGAGGGCACGTGGGAAATAATCGAAAACGGTAAATGGGTTGGGCGGCAGAACAAGAGCCACAAACTCTATTACGCTAATTTCCTGATTGCTGCTGCGCCTTAAGGCTTAATTCTGTTTCTGGCTTATTTGGGAGGGCGATAGATGAGCACTAAATATTTACGCTGTATTAAGGCGAGCGTGTTCTGGAATTATCCCGTGTACAAAGACGCGGTTTATATGTGTGCGGGAGCGGACTTTAGCAAGGACAACGACGCGCTGTATGCAATTTATAATGGCGTGCACTCGTCGGGCTACGGCTTTCCCGTTGCCGATTTCAAGGAATGGACGCCGCAGATAAATGACTATGTGCTCGATAGAGGCAAATTTCCAGCACGCATTACAGGCCGTGGAGTTAACGATTCCGGCACTCCAGCATTTCGCATCGACTATGAGGACGCCGAGGGCTGGAATTGGGAATTACCACAGAGAATCGTTCCCGTCCTCAACCGCGCGCCATATTGCGAAGGGGATAAGAAGGAGTTTAAGTCCACTGCGCAACTCAATGAAATGCGTCTGCAATGCGAATGCGGCGCGGAAATGTGGGACCAGTTTCAACGATGTGTTCAATGTGGCTGCAAGCTCGATTACGACGCACACGTTGTGACTACTCCGCAAGACACAAAGCCCGTTGTGGAAAGCAAAACGGAATCGGCTTTACACAAAGTCCCCCTCGGCTCCACTCCCACGGCGGAAAAGATGCGGCTGGAATTTGAGGCCAGAATAGAGGACGAGCGCAGACGAGCCGAACAGCGCGCAACTATGCTAAAGCAGATGGCAAAACTTGAGGTCAAGATAGCCATTGAAGAACCCAAGCGACGTTACATTACGATTGAAGAGACGAAGCAATATCGCGTACTAACAGGGGGCGACTTATGAAAATCAATAAAGCGTTAGCGCCAAAATACAACCTTATTGGCCGTCAATTTGGCCGTTTAACAGTAATTCGACATGCTGGAAGTGACAAAAGGCAGAACTCCGTGTGGTGCTGCAAGTGTGTATGCGGGAAGCAAGTCAATGTTCTAGGTAATCGACTGAGACTGAGTAATGGCACGCGCTCTTGTGGCTGCCTACATTCCGACGTAGCACGTGCGCTGAGTACAAAACACGGAGGATCAAAGACACCAGAATATAGTTCATGGGGAGCCATGATCGCGAGATGCGAGAATAGGAATTACGACGGCTATCTCTTTTACGGTGGGCGCGGAATAACAGTCTGTAAAGCGTGGCGAGAATCATTTGCAACCTTCCTGGCCGACATGGGAAAAAAGCCAGCAGGCACAAGTCTCGACCGTATTAACAACAACGGCAATTATGAGCCTGGCAATTGCCGTTGGGCTACGCCAAAGGAACAAGCGAGCAATCGTAGACATCCTCGAAAACGCAAGCTGATAGGGCTGAAATGAGCATCAACTCCGAAAGCATGTTTCCATCCCTGTGCGCGTCGGCTGGATTGCCTGTGCCCGTGGCTGAGTTCAAGTTTCACCCGTCGCGTAAATGGCGTTTCGATTGGGCATGGACTGAAAAGAAAGTGGCGCTCGAAATCGACGGCGGAATCTGGACGCGAGGACGGCACACGAGAGGCGCGGGATACTTGAAGGACGTTGAGAAATTCAATGCGGCTGCTGTCTTGGGCTGGCGTGTGATTAAGTGCACGCCGTCCGAGTTTCGGACCCTTTCAGTCTTGACCACGTTGCGGGAGGTGTTGGGGTGAAATTTCATGTAATGGGACGATGGGAAGCGAGCACGTTCATGCTTAACGAGCCGCACATTCACATTGCCGTCTACACCCCCGGCGACGTTGAGGTTCCGTTGCCAGAAAACCCGCAAAGGCTTGCTGTACTCCAGCTTTGTTTTCATGACGTTGCGAACGTCAAGGATAGGGAATGGCTCGCGCATGAATTAAAGGGCACTGGCGTTGAGGTGACTCCATTTACCGATGAGCAGGCAGAACAGATTGTGGACTTTCTAGAGCGATACAAAAGCGTCAAGAATATCGTGGTTAATTGCGACGCTGGTTCATGCCGCAGTCCTGCCATTGCCGCTGCCATCAGCAAGACAGCCACGGGTAATGATGAACTGTTTTACAAACGCTATGCGCCCAATCATCACGTTTACCGCACATTAATGCGAGCGTTGTTTGGACGCGTTTGGAAATGACCCGCGACGAACTCTACAGAAAGATGCTCTATTGGCACCGTGACCTCCGTGACGAGTTCGAGGAACGGGCGGCGATAAGGGAGTTTGAGGGGAAAGTTTCGAGAGAGCAGGCGGAAGAGGGGGCTTATCGGGAAGTTTTGGTTAAGGCGGGGAAGTGACATGGGAATGTTTGACGAGATTACTTGCAAGTATCCGCTGCCGTATGACGGCGCGAATGCGTTGATTTACCAGACTAAAAGCACTCCGTCACAATGGTTAGATCGTTACGAAATTCGCGAAGATGGCACGCTTTGGCATGAGGTGTACGACACTGAAGATCAGAGTGAGGCTGCAAAATGGAAGGCTGCTAATCCGGGCAAGGAGCTACCTGAAACAATGAAGGGATGGCGGAGCTTTGTAGCGGCTATGGCGCGGGTCAACAAACGGTGGCTTCCGGTATCCGATTTCATTGGAGAATTACGGTTCTACACCACTCCGGTGCCTGGAGGATGGCTTGAGTGGTCGGCGTACTTCAAGGATGGGAAGCTAGTTTCGATGAATCAAGTTAAGGCGGGGAAGTAGTGAAGCTGAGTCTTGACGAGATTTATGATGCGCAGTTTGTGCCGGATTACTGGACGGAAAGGGATGTAATGGCAAAAGTGGCGCGGTGGAAGACGCTCAAGGATTGCTGCGACAAACTGCCAGAAAGCGCAGGGTGTTACTGCTTCATTGAAAACGGCGTGTTGGTGTATGTGGGCTCGACAGTCAATCTGGCGCGCCGCTTCAATGCCTACACATTGCGTCCTGGACTTAGCAATGCCACCACGTTTACCAATATCGGAACCTTCCAGAATCTTGTCATCAAATATAAGCCGTCGGTTCGTTGTGGCGATTGGGCAATGACGGAAATTCGTCTTATCTGCCGCTACAAGCCGCGACTCAACGTGAATCGGTATGGTGTGAAATGAAAAACAAGCAGCCGGCATTGCTGTTTTATGTGAAAGACTGGTTGTCTGACGAGGATCTGCGCCGATGCAGTAAAGCCGCAAAGGGTGTTTGGGTAGACATGCTGTGTTTAATGGCCGGGTGTGAGGAAAGAGGCGTATTAGCAACTGGCGGCATTCCATGGACCGATGATGAAATCGCCGTGGCTGTCGGTGGTGCGATAACCGAAAACCTTCTAGCCCTCAATGAACTGTTGACGAAGGGAGTCGCGCACAGGCGCAAGTCTGGCGCAGTCTTTTCGCCTCGATTAGTTCGTGATGAACAGATTCGCAAAGAGCGAATTAAAGCTGGTCAAATGGGTGGAAATCCACGCTTAAAACAGAGTAAGTCTAATGGCGGTAGGTATGTAGGTGAAAGCAATTTGCTTAACCGAATGGATAACCAACAGGTTAATCAAATTAATGCAAATGCAAATGGAGTTAGTAGTGCTGTTAACGGAAAGGAATCCAAAGGAAAACCAGAACCGCCAGTGCTGACGGATGAATCGCAGATACAGGCGCTTTACGACGCATATCCGAAGAAAGTCGGCAGAGGGCAGGCGGTTAAAGCCATTCGCACGGCTTTAAAGAAAATCGCGTTTACGGAACTGCTTGACGCGGTGCAGCGTTACGCAAAGACGCGCAAGGGAGAAGACCCGCAATTTACACCTAATCCGGCGACGTGGTTCAACGGGGAGCGGTGGCTGGACAAGGTTGAAACGACTAAGCCAGACTTAGTTGAAAAGGCGTTACGGATGCACGCGGCAGGCCAAGATATGCCACATGGGAATCTCTAAATGAACCAAGACCACGAAGCCGAAATTGGCGTGCTTGCCGCCATGATGGATTCGACGGATGCCGCAGACTACGCATCCACGACGTTAACAGGGCTGGACTTCACCAGCGGCGCTAATGGCAAAATGTTTGTCATCATGCGCACAATGTATCGCAAGTCAGGCATGATTGAGGCAGCACTATTGCCCGGACAAATCCGCGACATTCAAGACGCACATACGCGCAGCGCTGTTGAGGGCGCGCTACAGAGCGTTTTTAAGCGCATACCCAATCCAGCAGCCATTGAGGAATATTGCGCGCGTTTAAAGCTGATGGCGGCGCGCAGAAAGGCCACTGAGGAATCAGCGCGCTTGCAGGCTAAGGCATGCAAAGGCGAATTAACGCCGGCGGACTTGATGAAATCGGCGCGGGAACTGGAAGCAGTTGCCGGCAGCGAAATACGCACGGGGCAGATTGGCGCATTACAGGCCGAAATCGAAGCAGCCAAGAAAGGCGAGCGTTACGCCGTGCCCTTCCCGTGGCCGGAGTTGTCTTTCGCTACGCGGGCGCTGCTGCCGGGAACTGTGACGGTGATTTGCGGCAATCCTGGTGCGTCGAAATCGCTGGCGCTGCTGCAATCGCTGTGGTTCTGGCATATGCATGAGTTCAAGTGTGCGGCATTGATGCTGGAAGACGGCAGCACGTTCCACATGCGACGCGCCACGGCTCAGGTGGCGGAATGCGCGGACTTTACCAACGATGATTGGTGCTTGAAGAATCCCGACAAAGCCGACGCAATAATGGCCGAGTACGAAGCGCAGTTGGAATCGTTCGGCAAATGCCTGTTTGACTTGCCGACGGGCATTGAACCGACAATTGAAGCGGCTTTGGATTGGATTGAAGCTCGGGCGCGTGACGGCTGCCGCATTATCGCCATCGACCCGTATTCGATGTTGGACACAGGCGATAGGCCATGGGTGACAGAGAAGCAGTTTGTCATCAAGGCCAAGCGCATCGTTGAAGATTACCGCGTCAGTCTGGTTATCGTCACGCATCCCACGAAACAGGCCGGCAAGCACGGCGGGATTACGCTGGCCGATATGGGCGGCGGAGCAGCACTGTCACGGTTCACGCACACGGCCATCTGGTTTGAAAACGGCGACTGGCAACAAAGTGTAGAGCGTAACGGCGTCAAGCAGCCGGGGGGGATGGTGTGCTTTGACAGGAAGGCGCTGATATTGAAGGCGCGCAACGGGCCCGGAGCGTGGCGGACGGCGGCACTGTCATTTAATCGGGAGAGTTTGACGCTGACGGAACAGGGACTCATGGAAAAAGAGGCGATGGATTGAGCGAGGAGTTCAGATGGTTTTTCACGACAATAAAAACGGCCCATGTGCTTGTGGAGCATGGCATTCTAAAAAGTCGCCTATGCCTAAGGTAGTCATGGAAACTAAGAGGCCGAAACGTCGTCGCATTGTACTACAAAACAGCGCATACGTTCGCGTGAGCAAGGCTGCAATTGCCTCAACACGTGAGCTTATCGGCGGGAAGGTATTCGCGGACTTCGACGCGGCTGGCGGGCTTGTTGGCGTGGAGGTGCTATGAAAGTCCATTGCGTCCATTGCGGGAAGATATTTAGCTACAAGCCGACGTGGCCGCTTAGACGCCCAAGGATTCATTGCACTATGCGCTGCAATATGGAGTTCAATCGCAAGCGCAAGAAAGAGAGCGACAGGAGCCAGTTAGAACGCTGGAAGGAACGGCAGGCCGAGATGATGGAGAACGCTGGACTATGAGAATCCAAATCGCCGCCAAAGCCCTCCGCAAATCCCTTCCCCGCGCGAAGGCGCCGCTAACCTTCCCGCCGCAATTGCAGGTGACGGTGGACGAGAAGCACACGGGAGCGTTTGTAATCCCGTTAACGCATGTATTCGTGAATCGAGCGCGGAACGGACATGGCGACGGCAGGCGGAAAATACGCTGCTGCGAGATTAGCGCGTATCGCCTTGAAAGCGGTGCGCTGGTGATTGAGGTGAGGGAATGAAACTTAATTCAAGCGACTTAAAGACGCTCGCGCTTTGCTGGCTTCGCTTTGGGCGGCAAATGGAGCTGGTGGCAACGGAGGCAGGCCATTGGAATGCGGACGTTTATGGGATGACGGACAACGAAACGGTTGAAATTGAAGTCAAGGTGTCCAAGCAGGATTTAAAAGTCGATTCGCAAAAGCCAAAGCACAACTATTTTCGACGGTGTAGCACGGCGGACACACATAGCATTGTGCCAAACCGATTCTTTTTTCTCGTGCCTGAGTCGTTGGAGGACGCCGCTCTCGAAGAGGCTGTTAAAATCAACCCATGCTATGGGGTTCTAGTAGCTAAGAACGAGATTAATTACGGCGACTATCATGCGCACAAAATGCTTAAGTGCGCACGAAAAGCCAAAGCAATGCACGAAAACAAGCCTTCCGTGCGCGCACGACTAGCCTTGATTCGGCGGATGAGCAGCGAGTTGTGCGGCTGGTATCTTTCGGGCGGATTTACCAAGCACATGATACAGGCCATCAAGGGGCTAGAGAACGAGCAAGACATTAATGCGTGGGAAATCGCAGGCAAGGAAATGATGGAAGCGCCTGTGCTGAACTTAAATCAACACTAATCGTCTGATTTTGGAGGTGAGGGAGTGAAAATGAAAATTACCAAAGCAGAAATGAACATGCTCGACTACGCACAAGGCATCTGGAAGAAAATGGGATGGCACACTGTCACGGGCCGCTCTTGCCGCCTTAGCGTTATGCGCCGATTGATTGCCAAAGGCTTAATGCGGGAACTGCCGCACACTGTAGCAATGTGCGATGATGACGGGTTTACCAAAGAGCCAGAGCGCTATCGAATCGGGTATGAATTGACAGACAAAGGCCGCGTCGAGTGGGCTAAATGGAAAGCAATGCAAGACGAAATCAATAAAGCACTAAGAGACTTGGCTGCATCATGAACACTAACCGTCTGATTTTGGAGGTGAGGGAGTGAAAATGAAAATTACCAAAGCAGAAATGAACATGCTCGACTACGCACAAGGCATCTGGAAGAAAATGGGATGGCACACTGTCACGGGCCGCTCTTGCCGCCTTAGCGTTATGCGCCGATTGATTGCCAAAGGCTTAATGCGGGAACTGCCGCACACTGTAGCAATGTGCGATGATGACGGGTTTACCAAAGAGCCAGAGCGCTATCGAATCGGGTATGAATTGACAGACAAAGGCCGCGTCGAGTGGGCTAAATGGAAAGCAATGCAAGACGAAATCAATAAAGCACTAAGAGACTTGGCTGCATCATGAACACTAACCGTCTGATTTTGGAGGTGAGGGAGTGAAA